GAAGGGATTTCGTTCTAATGGTAGTGTCATTATTCTCTACCTTTTAACTCGTTAATTTCTACTTGTTGTGCTTTAATACATTCAATCAGTAACGGGATTAATTTTGCATAATCAACTGCTAGCATTCCATTTTCTCGTTCGTTAACTGCTTCTGGTAATACTGATTGCACTTCTTGTGCAATTACTCCAACATCGTATTTTTTAAATAAAGATTGATCTTGTGTTGCATAGAATTCTCTATTCCATTTAAATGTATTACCAGATAATGCCATTAATTTTTCAATTGGATTAGTGATAGGAGTAATATTTTCTTTTAATCGGTTATCTGATAAACTATACGCAGTAACGTTACCTGTAGCAGATATATCTCCACCAACACTTATATTTCCTGTTGTAGAAATAGCCAACGGCGCAGAAGAAAATGAACTAGATGCAGTGAGAGCCGCAGCAGCAGTTGATGAGGTAAATGTCGGATTTAATACATACGCAACTGTACCGGATCCGTTAAATGTAACTGTTTCTGAAGTATTGTTTATAGTGTTCAATGATATAGACGAATTTAGCGTTAACGTTTTATTGTCAGAAGCACTATCTAGTGTCATTGATTTATTTACAGTTAACGTTTTACTATCAACACCTGCTAATGTTATTGTATTGTTTACAGTTAATACTTTTGTATCAAGAATTGTTAAGGTTGATCCATTTGCAGGAGCAGTAACAGTTAATCGATTAAGGGTATTTGAATAACTTGGATACCATTCACCGATATTGTTACTAACTACATATGTTAAGTATAACGGTTTACCTATTTCGGCACTAATTGCAATTGAAACGTTTCCTGTTGCATTAATAGTAAACTTTCCGGTTGGTATTATTGTAATCTGTCCACCGTTAACAAATGTTACTGGAGGATTAATATTTGAAATACTGCTAGTTCCACTAACAAAAGAAATTTGAGTTGATAAACTAATACTATTAGCAGCAGGAATAGTAGGAACAGACGCACCGACATCATCTACTCCTAAGTAATCCAAAAACGCTAGCCGACCTAAGTCTCCATTGGTCGGCACTTGATTTGGTTTTGTTCCAATAAAACTACTCATTAATTTAACTCCTTAGAAAGTGTTAATGTATCTTTAAAATTATATTCTTGTCTCATTCTTAATTCCTTATTGGGTTGTAATTGCCGTTATTTCTGCATCATTTAATCTTACTGGATAATATGCAATTTTAGAAATTGTTTGAGCACCTGTTTCGTTACCTATATTTAACCGTTGCATAGGATTTACAGAATCGACTATATCTGAAGCACTATCAGTTACTAATGTTGCATTATCACCATTTGAAATATAAGACACTATAGCATTTGTAACAGTGATAACTACACTTGCCGATAAAGTAGTTGATGGTGCTTGTGAAGTTACTAAGGTGTTTCCTAATACCGAAACAACATAAGTTCCTGCAGGATATGAACCTACTCCGGTTGTTACTGCAATAGTTGCACCTGGAAATATTCCATTAATTACTGCAATTGATGTAAATGTAGTAGTTGTTGTAGTTGATGCCGATGCAGTAATTACTACTGGTAATAACGTTGATCTGTACGCTACTGCATGAGTAACTTCATTATTTAAAACTGCAGTAGTTATACTAGAAAGATTAAACTGTGTTGTCGATGTATTAGTTTTACCAACTGCTTTATAAATCATTGACGACGTGCCAGTAGTTAACCCACCTACTGCGATAGTTGTAGATTGATTAACGTTTTCAATAAACACACCACCATAATCTTTAACTGTAATTGACTTATCAATTGCAGTTGCAGCTTGAGAAATTAATATAGTACCTTCATTTTGATTATACCATCTTGAGAAATTAGTACCGCCAACATAAACCGTATCTGCTTCTCGTGTTACAATAGTTGTAACAGTTGGTATATAACTTGTAACCATTCCTCCATCTTCTAATTGCGCACCCCACATTACAATCGAATCACCTGCTGTTTCTAACTTAATACCTACACCATGATCTGATGTATTGTCAGTAAAATCATATCTTGTTAGTGTTGTAGTTACTGGAATTGTATACCAAGATGGCTCTGAAGACTCAATTACTGGGGTATTTGGATCCATTGTGTATTGTATACTTCCTGTTCCTGAAACTCTCTTAATCCATATTGAGAATGTTCTAGGAATAGGACCGCCTGCAGGAGCAGATTGGAACATAATTTTTGCAGGAGCAAGTGCAGTTGTACCGCTATCAGCTGTAAATTTAATTGCAGTAGTTCCATCCGGAGCAACTACACCAGATAATGGATCTCTTGAAATACGTGTATCATACCATGTTGTAGCATCTGTTATTACTCCTAACGTGAATAACGCAGAATATCTTATATAATTAGTTCGACTTTCTTCGATTAATAACCCTGATGACATTCTAGTTACTGTATTATATGTAAACCTTGGTTGATTAGCAATTGCAACTTTCATTACTCCTGACATATCATAATATGTACCAATTGACTCACGCGTAAATGTAATCCTTGGATCTAATGTTCTACTATTAGCAAAATCAAACATTACGGTTGGTTTTACTTTTGGTCTTGTATCACTTGCTTCTAATCCTGCACCGGACGATCTAAATGTACCCTGTCTTGCATCAAATGTACTTCCTGTCGGTAAAGTCCATGATCCGGAAATTGTACCAGTAAGGTTAGTACCACTGTAATTAAGTGTAGATGCGTTTATTGTATTACCTGAAACATCTAATGTTCCTAAAACTTTAACTACAACTGGTGCTAAATTAGTACCATTACCTACTGCAGTTAAAAAGTCAGAAGAACCAGGAGTTGTAAATACTACCTTTATTGTTTCTGCCGCACCTGCTCCTATAGTATCAATAATTTTAGAACCGTCAATTTTATATTGTTCGGCATTAATATCACCAACATCACCAGTTTTTACTATTCTATTTCTTAGATCATTAGTAGTAGTTGTAGCTATTAAACTATAGGTATTTTGAGAAGTGGTTGTTCCGTTGTAAGACGCTAACATAACATAATTAGTTAACGCAGTAGTACCACTACCAAATACCGCATTCGTAATACCGTCACCGCCTGTAACAACTGTACCAAATGATATTTCAGTAGGTGCTACCGATGATCCACTATTATTTCCTAATACATTCCCTGTACTTATTGCAGCTAGTTTACCTAACGCAACACCGTTATTTTTAAGATCGATCCAACCGTATGTTGCGTTAAATTGATTACTATTAAAGCTAGCAACACCTAAATTAGCCTGAACAAAACTACTTGGTACAGTAGACGCTGTAGGTGCAGCAGTTAGTGCGAGTTTACTTTGATCAACTGCAGCAGTTGAACTAACCATACTGTTAACAATCTTACCAGCACCGATTATAGAAGTTAAATTGTAATATGTTATTCCGGAAATTGTTTCAGAAACAACCGATAACGTTATATCTCCGATAATCGTTTTATTACGCCATTTATACTCTGTTGACAATCCACTGTCAGTTGGTCCAATTACATATGATAACACTTGTGCAGATTGTGGAGTACTTGTTACTTTAACATCACCTAACTTTGAAACTGCATCTTTTGACGATATTTGAGTATCTACATAACCTTTAGTTGCAGCATCTGAATCTACTGCAGGTCCATTTAAGCCAGTAATTCGATGCTCGCCATTCATGTTAATAGGGCCGTTCATAGCAGTAATACCATTTAATGGTAAGAATCCAGGTCCAATAATTGACGTAAACGGCATCAATGAACCACCGTGATCTAATCCTAATCGTTTATCAATATACCCACGTACTGCACTTTGAACAGGAACAATTTCAGATGCATTGTTAGTTAATGATGAATCAGATGAAAACTCGTTAACAACAACCCCTCTACTAAAACCAAACCCTTCGATGTTTGATAACGAAATCTTAGCACTAAACGTTACAGTACCAGTACCTTGGTCTACTGAGAAGAAACGTCCTACTCTAAATATACCATCTTGATTAGTTGAAACGTAAAAACAACGTCCTACACCTTCGTCTAATGTTTCGTGTGCAGGGTTTCTTGCTAATGCAGGATCACCGTAGATTGAATATGGAATATTTGTAGTACTATATCCGCCGGTACCTATATCACAGAAATCGTGTCCTGTTGCACGACAGGTACTAATACGTGTCGTTACTTGGCCGCCTACATCAACTGCATACCCAAGTTTTAAAGTATAAGATGATGTTTTACTAAACGGTTTACTAATACCTAAACTATCACCTAATCCAGATGTACTAGTTCTAACAATTGTAGTAGTACCAGTTCCATATAATCCGGGATTATACGGATAAAATATAACAGCATGGGTAGCATCAGCACTTGAAATTACTTGTACAAATCCGTTATAAAGTAAACTGCTATTTCCTGCAATTTGGTACCAAGTTCCTGCAGTAAGAGCTGATCCTAATGTTGAATAATTATATGCTACCGAATACCCTTCAACACCATTATAAGTAGTTAATGTTGGAAGACCTGTGTTGGCATTAACAATTGTAGCAGCAGTATCTGCACCAAAAACACCAGGATCTCCAGAAAACAACGTAGTTAATTGTGTAACGGTTTCACCGGTAGATGCAATAGACGTTCTATAAACAGGTGTTGTTAGCTCTATTATTATTACTGCATCACGGTCTTGTGATGACCGTGCTGGAGCATTTGGAGCAATACCAATTTGAACAGTTGGCGTAGTTATATAACCCGACCCTGGTCTTATTAAATTAATTTGTGTAATAACACCATTAACTACATTACATGATGCAGTTGCTTGTTGAGTGTACGGTTCACCTACTATAGTGATAGGTGGTGGTACAGTATATCCAGTACCGCCATCTGATATATAAATTCTTTTTACACTAGCTGCTAATATTGCTCTAATTGGAGACCCGTTTGGTGCCCAACATGACGGACTTACTACAATTTTGTTAGTATCTTTATCAACTGATTGAACAATTGTTTCCGAGTTCATATTTGCAGTAGTTGGTGTTTTGATTGATACCAATAAACTAGTACCAGATATAAAATCAGTTTTTACTGCGTTACTTGGTGATCCTGTAGTTAACGTAAATGTATATGTCGACGGAGTTGATTTTACATAATAGATAATTCCTTTTTCTAATCCATTAGTTGTAGTATTTGACTTAACTATATCACCTGTAGATAGACCAGTTTCTGCAATTGTTGTAAATGTAGTACCACTAGCAATAGTTGTTACAATATATTCAGATGTAATGATCATTCCCGGCACATACCCTTCAACCGATGGAAGAGTTAAGGTAGTTTGATCTTTTATTGAAGTAACCTGCAACGGAACATTATAATTAGAATTTGAATTTCCGCTAATTGTAATAAAGCTATCAACTTTTGGTATTAAGTTATCCTTATTGTACGGAATGTTAAATGTTACTAATTTATTAACTGTGCTGTCAACTTGTAATGTACTACTTGCAAACACCATTGCAGGAATACCAGTTCCGTCTGCAGAATTATTAATAATTGCATTAGCTGAAATTTCAAGATAGCCGTTGTTATTAACACCAAATGTAACTTCACTTCCTGCAGTAACAGTACCTACACCATTTAAAACAGTTATACTAGTATGCGTTAAATTTCCTACAGTAATTTCTGAACTTACAACAGTACCAATAAATTCAACAGTAGATACTCCGCCAACTAACACTTTACTGACAATAATTGTTCCAGGAACAATTGTTCCCGAATTTCCTGAAACTTCTAATATCTGAGTAGTGTTGTTATACTCTACACCTAATCTAGATGCTGCAAAAGTCGGAACTACATATTTTAATACACGATGTAATCTACCATTCCATGAAGTGATATATGTTCCTTTATTGATTTGATCAATAACTGAATCTTGTGTAATACGACTTACTGCTATTTTAGTATCACTAACTTTAGATCCTTGTGTTTTAAATGAGAACGACACCGGGCCTGCTGGAGTAATTGTTGGATTTGCAGTTGATGTAGTTACCGACCCTAATGTAATAGTATAAACACTACTTATTGGTCCGGTTACAGTTGATACAATTTGTCCTGTAAACCCAATGCCTACAATAGTTTGTCCAGCTTCGATTATTCCGACAACATTATTAACTGTTATTGTAGTACTTGAAACACTACCGGATACGATAGATGCTGTTATATTTGAAGAAGGATCACCATTTACGATGTTAGCAGGGTCAACAATAAAACTGTAATATGCAAAATCATTATCACTTTGTAAAATTGCAACGTTTGGATCTAATAAATCACCAGTTGATTCTGTTAAGTTATATGCAACAATACGATATACATCATTTAAGTTGTCATTATATTGTAATGCAGTTGATGGTCTAGTCGGTTTAACGTTATCAATATTATTAAATTTTACGTTAGTTGTTACACGAATAGTTACTACCTGCCCATGGTACAATTCTTTTGCTAACCCAGCCGATGCTGCACTAGTTGAACTTGTTGAAGCAGATAAGTTCAGTTTAAGAACTGTTTTAGTTCCAATTAAAATTGAAGTATACTCAACTGATGTGATTGAATACTTAGTAATAATACCGCCATTTACTGTATGATCAATTTCTAATGTAGAACCATTTGTTGGTTTATAATCATAACCACTAATCCACACAGATACCGCAGAAGTTGTAGCAGTAGGAGTCATTTCGTTAATAGTTAACCCTTGTTTATACACTATTGCAGTTTGAATCATGTGGTTAGCAAGGTTAGTACTATCTGGTAATTCAGTAACGTCAAACCCCGACGCCCTCATACCGTAATTACCAAAGGTGTTTGAACAGCCTACGCCTCTTAAGTTACTACCGTTGTTTGCCCAAAGCCCGGTATGTGCATAATACGTAAATGTACATACTTGTTCAGTAAACGCACCATTTGTTGCAAGAATACCATATGCTAAATCATTAAACATAGCAAAGTCGTTTGCTAACATAGACCGATTACCGCCAGTTTCTAAATTAATCCGTAAATTAGCACCATTATTTAAGAAAGTAGTAACCGATGATGCAATAGTTGATATATCGGTTAACACTGTACCGTAATCATCTGTATTATCTCCAGTTGGTAATGATGGGAAGTACTGCGGTCCGATAACAAGTGTTAACAATGCACCTGCACCGTACCCTGTAGATATATTACTATTTGCAGTTGCAAGGGCAGTTAATGATGCCGGAGTAGATGTAAAGTTGCCAGCAGTTGCTCCTGTTCTTGTAAAACTAACTGCAGTTACTGCACCAGTTAACGACACTGCAGTAACATATGCAATTACTCCAGATACTCCGGATACTGTTAATAAATTACCAACTGCATATGTGCCAGTTTGTGTTCCTGATATAGTTGCAGATACAACTTTACATGGTATAGCAACTGACGGAATAGCTGTCCATGCATGATCAACAACATAATCAATTATTATATCACACAAATTGCCTGCGTTAGTTACATAAGTAGAAGTTGACGTCGGTAGTGTGGTATAAAAGATTTGGCTTACACCGTTACCGGACGATTTAGTAATTACATTATTTGCTATAATATCTTGCAATATAGATTTTAAATGAATGTATGCTTGTTTACATAATTCAAGTTCGTCCGGAATAACACTTTGTATATTATTAGCAGTATCATAATAATAAAATGAAATAGCACTATCATAAGTTTGACTTGTTCCACCAAAGAAAATGTCATACGTGATAGCATCAATTATGTACCCGGTATCTCTTTCGCTAGTTAACACGTTATAATTAGCAAACTTACTAATATTATACCCGCTGCTACCAGCAGCAAGCCATGCACTAATTTCTGTTTTAATAAACTCTTTATTGTTTTGAATAATATCACGAACTTTATTTAAATCACTGGTTGCACTAGTAGGCCAAGTAATAGTAGGTGTTGCATTAACCCCGTTGCTAATCATACCAGTTATAATTCTAATATTATTTGATAATAAACTAGTATTTGCAAAGTATAAATTTGCCAATCTTGCAGATTCGTCAATACCTGAAATTGTTAAATCTTTCAAACCACCAATTAATAAGCTTGAATACGTTCTTAAAAATGATCTACCTGCATGTATTGATCGATAGTTAGTTCCTAATATAGCATCAGTTATTGCAGCATCAAGAACAAACCCAACGTCACGTTGTGCTTTTAATAAGTCATAAGTAAGTGCATGGGTAACAGGATCATACATATACGTAGTTGACTTATCTAACGTTAACACCACTGTTTTAGTTGATGCATCAAAACTTGCAATATCATCAATCTGATATCGGTTACCACGTACATAGAAAGAGCAAGGTGGTTGTGGCGGTCTAACATCTAAACCACTATTGTCTTCACCTATTACTGTTACAGTAAGTCCTTGATCTGCAATGTTAGTAATTGTACCATATAATCTACCTGCAAACCCGTCAATCAATTGACCACCTGCAAATCTTTTATAGTTATTACTTTGCGAGAAACTAGAACATTCTTGGATGTATGGTGATTTAGTTTTAATGTTACCTTCTGGATCAAGTACCATAGCAAATCCGCCATGACCTTGGAATGTCATACCTAAAACCCTGTTTCCTTCATTACATAAAAATACGTCAATTTCTTTATTATTTTTAGGTGTACTGTTGATATCTAACGGATCAGTTAAGTAATGACGTCCGTAATTGTTAGTATCAAACAATTTCCACGTAACTATTTTAGTTACACCTGCTACAATAACAGAATACGGATATATCCCTGGTTGATCAAATGGATAAATTACAGTACAATTCATAGTGTTGCCACTTACTGAATCAATAACTGCTCTTCCTCGTTTTTTATTATCAGTAGTCGATGTATCAGCAATTACTCTACCAACCCATGATAATAATGCTTGATAGTTACTACCTAATGTAACAACGATCTTATTTGATACACCGTCAAATGATGCAGTAATATTGTGTGAAATTACACCGGTACCGTTATTAGTAAACGACACAGCACTTCCATCTTTAACAGATGCAACCTTAAACGTGTTTATTGAAACAGGAATTACAAAATACCCTACATTTAATGTTAACCCAGTAGTTGTATTAACTGATAAAAATGTAACTCGATTGTTTAATAAAAATCCATGACTTACTAATGTAATTAAGTCGCCGGAATCAGTAAAAGACACGTTAGTTGAAACAACTGGAGAATAATCAGTATAATGAGTCATTATACCGGTACCGTTGTTAGTTAACGTCGATGCACTACCAGTAATAGACAATTTAACTTTAAATGTGTTTTCTGAAACAGGTATTGCATAATAATCAATATCAGTAGTTAACCCGGTAGTTGTACTAATAGTTACAAATTTTACTTTTGAATTTAAAATAAGACCATGCGATGCTAATGTAACTAAATCACCGGTATCTGTAAATGACACAAAACTTGATACTACAGGTGAATCATCAGTTCCGTTATAATTAACTTTACCAATTTCTAGTGCATCAATAATAGAATCACGATAAAAGAACATGTTAACCCATGCACTTTGACTAATTCTGTCAATTGGTCGAATAATTGTTCTACGGAATTCGTCACCTTTAATAGAAACGTTAGCGGGTAATCTAATTGGATAATCTTCGTAGTAAATACCACTTTCTACAAATACTGTAATTTGTAAATCACGAACAGTTTCACCAAATTCTAATTCCTCACCAACTTGAATTACAACAGTTAATGTTGTGCTAGTACCAGTTGGTATTGCATCTGCAGTAAATGAGAATGTATTAGTCGTTACAGATGATACAACCCATGAACCTGTTGGTGCATTAGTGTTACTACCAGAAAAATTAGCAGAATTTACAATAATATTTGTTCCTGCAGTAACTGTGTGATTGTTACTAGTAACTATAATATTAGCATTTGAATATGCCCAGGTAACATTAGATAAAATATAAGATGATGTAAAGAATCCAGGTTTAGATAACCGAACTTGTACAGTATCAACATTTCCTAGTGTACCTACACCAAACTCACCAGGTCCTGTTATCGCAGTTGGGGTTTGACCAATACTTAATTCAGCTGTATTTCCAGATGTTAACGTAACTACTGCAGTGCCAGTTGACAACGTAGCAGATAATCCAGTAACTGTTCCAACAGTGATTGTAATACTGCCTGCAGTTTTATGATTAACCGATAGTGTAAATTGTGTAAGACTGTCAATTGAGATAATAGTTAACGATGTATCTTGTGCCGGCACATATTTTACAATTGTGCCATATGCGTCCGATGCATCAACTGTTGATGAACCGACACCAAGTACTACTTTAGCAGGAAAAATATCGTTGTTTGACGGTGACCCTTGATCAACAAATCCTCTACCACCATTGTTAACACAAACATGCCATATTCCAGTGCCGTATGATGCAACTGGTGCTACGCCGACACCGTATTGAAGAATATTAAGAACTGTATCAAAACTATTAGTAAATTTTGTTATTGAATCATTTGAATTTAATATACCTGTTCCATTTAATGTCAATGTAACAGAATTACCAGTTAATGTAGTTAATTTAAAATTATGAGTAGTTGCATTTGCTACATAATAAATTGTATTGGTAACAATACCAGTAGTTGTTGTGATAGATGAGAATGATACTGATGTACCGTTAGTTAGACCATGGCTAGTTAAAACAACTAAATCGCCAATATCAACAAACGATACTGATCTTAATGATGCAACATTTGCTGCTATATTACCTTGTACAAATATAGAAGTTGACGGTAACTCGCTTGCATTTGAGAATGAAACAAGCTGAGGCAACGATTGATATCTAACTGCAGTTTCTTTATTTAAGACCTGCAATGCAACTGTTTTAGCAAATTGTAATCCGTCAAGCGATTGTTTATAATGTGTGCCGCCAACTGCAATAGTTCTTGCACTAGCATTTTTATAAAAACTTTTTCCTGAATTAATAGCTTGCCATGTTCCGCCTGTTATTAAATCAATACACATTGAATCAATGATAAATCCTAAATCTCTATAACACAACGATTCATCGTATACAAACCCGCCTGCAAATGTAGTATTAACATACACAACAGTGCTGTTAACAATTGACGTTGAATTGTTTATAATAAGATTTCTTAATGATATTGCATTTCTATACATATCATTTGTATCATTATTAGTAAATGTATCTTCGTTAACTAGCGTTATTGTAGGGCTGGCAACAGTTAAAAAGTTAACAACTTTGTCAACTTTATCGTTAATTAACGCAGTTATTGCAGATAGTTGAGGCGCAGTGCCGGAATAATTAGCAGTAATTTGTGCAGTAGCAAAAGTTTTTACACGATTAAAAATGTTTGTTGTACCGTTGGTGTTACCTGGTGCATCGCCAACTTTTGTATATTGTTGACTTGCTCGATATAATGCCGAATCTCCACCAAACGTTATATCATATAACAACGCAGTTACAATATTTTGTAATTCCTGAACCATCTTTACTCGATCATAAGTAACGCCGTAAAACAGTTCTCCGATATCTTGATTATCATATACATACAATTCGGTGTTAGTAGCAATATTGTTAATGATACTATATGTAAAAATTGATCTAGTTTGATCAATCATTGCTGCAGTAATAGTTTGATTAGTGTTAACTTTTATATTCGAACTTAATGCAGGAAACGTTGGTAACGTTGTTGGAACTTTACCAGATTGTATAATATCGGTTATAACTTTGAATAATCTTATAATTTTAGTTTGTTTAATCTCAGTATCAATTACTGGATAAAACTTATTCATAAACCAAGATGTAGATGTAGTAGGTCCGGTTGTATACACAGCAGTTGTATTGCCAATACCGGTATAGACTGTTTGCAAATCACTATTGCCGGTTGTAATATCTGGGTATGTAGTAGACACTGGCACATTTGCAATATCAGTTAAAATATCTGCAATTAACGTAATGTTTGACGAAACTGACAACGACGCAACTATACCATTAGATAGTGTATCATTTCTATATTGTCTTACAGATTGCTGATATGATACGTTTAATGTACCGTTTTTAATAATTGATTGTGCTAATACGTTGACATGTCTAATTGCTGCAATACATGCTTCTGATTCTGAATCTTTAATAAAATTAGATGATGCGTTAGCCCAAAATTGTTTTCCAGCATACACACTTTGACTATTACCGCCGTATGTTAAATCGTATACTAAACTCCAAATAATATATTTTATATCACGATTGCTTAACGCTCTATCATAAATTACATTTGGATATTTTGAACTTAAAAACGACAATGTTTCAGCTTGAATAAATGCAATATTTTCTAACAATAACTGTTTAGCTGATGCATGCCCAACTAGATCATACCCTACTGCTGGATTTGCAGGTAATGGATACTTTACTGCAGGCAATGTTCCGTACAGTACGTAGTTACGAATAACGTTAATATTTGAAATAATTAAACTTGTTTTTGATGCCGCTGGTAGATTACGAATTGCCGGTGTTAACATTAACAAGTTGATTAAATTTTTACGATCTATGGTACCAGTTGCACTAAATCTTCCAGCATTTAATTGTAATGTAGTATTTGAGAACGAAACTGAAGTAAGGGTTGATCTAGTAACTACAAACGAAACAACTGCACTGTTATTAAATGAAGAAATTGTAACCGCATCAGACGCAATATCTATACCAATTAGAGATGCATTAATAAGAATCTCACTTGCTACTGGATACAAAATTGATGTTTGTGTGTTAAAGAATAATGTTATTTGAGATCCGTCACACTCTGCTGATTTAATAGATATTGGATTAATAATTAACATAGATGCTAATTGTTCAGCACTTATATTAGTACCAGCATTTTTAAATGCAATTGCTGTTTGAACACTTTGATAATTTGATTTAAACAATGCATCGTACTTAATTGCATTAATTAATTGTAAAGTATATGCTTGTAATGCAACTGTGTTATATGAGAAATCGATAATTTGATCTCTTATAAAGTTAACAGTTTCGACCCACTGAATTAAACCATCACTAGTTGGATTATCGTGAACATAACTTACACCTTCCCAGTATGAATTGTAATTAGTACCCGACGTAGCAGAATCTGGATTAGATGCGCCTAGCACTAAATCGGTTCCGATATTTGTTAATAAAACATTAATCTTATCTTTAAGTGTATTAGTGTCATAGGCAAACGGATTAACGTATTTTTTATTAATATACGCAATTGCTTCTGCTTGAATAAAACCTTTGTTTGCTTGTAATAAATTAAATGCAGCAACATACCCAGAATCGCTAGAATTTCCACCAGTTAACGACACTTTTTGAATTTTTGAAAAATACTGATCAGCACTTATCGTATAGGAAATACGTTGTTTGTATGGGCCTGGTTCTTGACTTGCTACATTAATTAATGACTCTGCATGTAACATTGCAGCACCGACCGACCTAAAAGCGTAATTCCAAAATCTACCTTCTTTACCTGCAGGAGTTTGTGATTGTAAATCATCGCCGCTAGTTGCTATGTATAGATTAACATTACTTGAAAATGTTTTTTTATCAACATAAAACGCAGTTGCGGCTTGTAAATCATCTTTATTATCAATACCAACTATACCTGCTAATTCTTTTGGATGATCATGTAAATACAGCGGCCCTGTCATAGTATCACCACCGCGGTATATTGTATTCTTACGAGGTAGTACTTCGGATGGCAAATAATTACTAGTTAATGTTGAATCGTATGTGCTTCCTGCAGATGTATCAGGTGCAATCGGTTCATTACGCGCACTTACTGGACCTGGTACAATTGAACCGTTTGAATCTACTATACCTATAGTACCGTCTTCTGTTAATCTTACATAATTTTTATTTGCATAACCAACGTTAACTACTAACTCGTCAAGTGTAGTTGTAACATTAAGAGGAGCCCATAAGGTGTTAAATGATTGAACTAATGCATCGCTTGGATCCGGAACTCTTCCGATAGGAAACCCATTTGCATTAAACGGATATTTAATTTCAGGAGTTTCATCTTCTGAAAGTTGAGATGCTTTTGATGATATAACGATCGACGTGTCAGTGATATTAATGTCAATAAACTTATTACCTTTAACTAATTTTCTAGCAGTTAAACTGGTACCAGTTGCATTACCCATAATAATTTGATTTCCAACTAATACATCATCTACTGTTGAATAATCGCAACCATCTGCTAAATCAGAAAAGGTAATACGGCCGCCTTGGTTAAAAATTGCATATATTTCAGTAAAGTTTGCATTAACTTTACGAAATGCGTCTCTTATACTATCACCAGTGCCGTCGTTGCCTTGTACACCGATTTGAATTTGTTCTTGCATTTACGTGTCACTCCTTGTGTGAGAATGTTATTTGTTTGTGGTATTTATCAAAAAAATTTTATAATCTTAATGTAAATACAAATATGATTATCTCTACAGAATACTGTATTAATGAATATACAAGAATTAGTAAACTTGGAAACACCCATACCTATTTTCGAAAAAAAACTATAGTTACATTACGATGCGATAATTGCAATTTAATGTTTACTCGTAATAAAGGTTCGATGGATCCGGCACGATTAACTAATCAATTCTATCATGTATGTAGTAGTTGTAATGCTAAACAATTTGCACAATCAAAAGGTGTTGAAAGAAGAAAAATATGGGAAATGCCAGTTAGTAGTCTAAAGACATTAGACCAATTATAAATATGAAAAAGGAGATATTATGTTTGAATTTATCAAATCATTATTTAAAAGAAAACCTGCTAACACTCAATCATCAGATCCTGTGTTAATCCATGCAGATATTGGCGAGAGTGTTGTTATTACAGAAGTTTCATTAGCAGAGGTAAAACCAAAAAAACCAAAGGTAACTAAATTAAAAGAAGTTGAACCAGTTAAACCTGTAACTCCTGCAGTAGCTAAAGGTGTTAAACCTGCAGCTAAGAAAACCAACCCTAAACAAGTTAAATCTGAACCTGCAAAAATTGTACAACTTGTACAACCGTTACCAACTAAGAAAAAAGGTCGTCCTAAAAAAGATAAGGTATAGTAGATACATATAAATTTGCAATATTTGCACAAGTATGTTATTATAATACTTTATATTAACTAAGAGGTGCTACTGTGAAAAAAATTGGATTTGCTTGCAAATATGTTAATAGAACTAAAACTGGATTTGAATCTGTTAAAGAATTAAATATGGGTGCTACTACAGTTGCATGGTTAGGACGCCAATCTACACAAGTAGCAGAAAAAAAGTTGTGGGACATTGCAATGCAAAATCTCACAGCAACTTCTAATCTCATTAGAAAGGTAGGTACTTTAGATGAACACTTACGTATGGTTCGTATTGGGTCTGATGTTATTCCAATGTATACTCATGAGTTATATCGCAGCTTTTGGCAAGAACCATCAAGAATTAAAATTATCGAACAAAACTTATCTAAGATTGGACAATATGCTAAAGATGCTAATATTCGTCTCAGTTTTCATCCTGGTCAGTTTGTCTGCATTGCTAGCGACAGAGATGATGTCATTACTCGATCTTTGGAAGAACTTGAATATCATGCTGACATGGCAAGATTTATGGGATTCGGTCAGTCTAAATTAGATCTTAAGATTAATGTACATCTTAGTGGTAGACGTGGTATAGCAGGTTTTGATGCTGCATGGCAACGAATGAGTCCAGAACTGCGTAACTGTTTAACATTAGAGAACGACGAGTACCAACAAGGTTTAGATGAGTTGTTAGCTTTGAAAGACAAGGTTGGTATCGTGCTTGATATACATCATCATTTTATTAAAACAGGCGAATATATAAAAGCATCTGATCCTAGAATACAAGGTGTACTTGAAAGTTGGCAAGGTGTTAGACCAACATTCCATTACAGTCAATCAAAATCAGAATTAATACCTCGTACTGGTATGACAACTATGGAAACATTACTTGAATCTACTTCTAAAAGTAAATTACGAGCTCATAGTGATTTTTATACAAATAAAGATATTAACAGATGGGCACTAACACATCTTGAATGGGGTAACATGATGGCGGAATCTAAAGCTAAGAACCTAGCATCATTTGAACTGTTTGACCAGTTTAAAGAAGAATTTATGTAATCAATAAAAAAGGCAGCTTACGCTGCCTTTTTTCTTATCCTGTATATCTACAATGGCTTTTGCGAGTTTCCCACAGCTCAACTGCAGTAACCTTTGCTACATCACCTATACGTGATTGAGCATATTCAAACAAATACTTACAAATGTTTTCACTAGTTGGTACAAAATCTACTAGTACAAAACTGTTATAATGTAATTGTTCACCTTCAGTTAATCCAACCCAGTTGTAACTTCCTAAGTTAGTAAAGTTTGCAAATGGGTGTTTGGCTTTGCTCCATTCGTTACCTGTAATTAACTTAAAGTTTGGATCATTGATATCAATCATAAACTTATGATCTAGCACATCATCTACAAATTGTTTCATAAAGTTTAAATTCTTAAAGTCTGTAACCATTTCTGAATGATCTAACGTATCAGAACCTAAAAATACTTTAATTGAATAGCTGTGTCCGTGTAAATGCTTGCAGGCACAGTCAGTTGAAATACTTAACTCAACATGATTTAATTTTTGTGCCCATACTCTGTGTCCCATTTCAAAATGAAACTCTTTATCTATTTCCCATTTCATATAATTGCCTGTCTATTAAAAAGCTATATTATATAATCATTGCTTCAAGAAGTCAACCTACTTCTTCATTTCAGTACAACTATCTACTGCTGGACATTCATTGCAAATATCAGTATTAGTTGCTTTACAATTTACAATAATCTTTACATGTTCAAGATCTGTTGAAATGTCATTTAATATCTGATATTCATTATGTATTGCTCTAACTAACTTACCTATTGTACTAACCGTCCAATACCACCAATTTATACTAACTATTAAGCTAACCGAAATAATACCCCACCAAATTAAATTGTTATTAAGACTAGACAGATAAAACCAGCTAGCAATTATGCAACATACTGCTACTACTACTATTGAACTAGCATACAGCCACATTCTTCGTTGACGATAAATTATTTCCAATTCAACGGTGTGCTCATCTATTGTTCCTTGTCTATTATTGTCATTTGTCATTACACTCCTAAAGCACCAAACGGTTTCCATTCACCTGGGGTGCCACTACGAATACATACCCATCCTACATACCCATCATTTATTGGATTTTTACTCCATATAATATCCCCTGTGGTGTATTCTCCAGCTGCCGGTACTCCGTCACCTACTATAAATTTCTTATTGTTAAAACTAACAGCTCCGCTGACTGAAAAACTAACAGACGGATCAGGATTATTGATCCCAATAGATACTGGCCCAAATACTTTTACCGGACGACGGGTATTTTGTAAAGATCCAATTACTATCTCAGAATTAGAAGCATATAGTACAGCATTATCATCTACACTCATTGATACAGCAGTAACCGCTACTAATTTTGATGTCTCAATGGAATCAATCAATAACTTACCAACAGTTACATTTCCAGATAGTGTTGTATCACCGGCAACTGTTAACTCTTTTAAGTTTCCAACAGATTCTAATTTAGAAGTTACGACGGAATCACCTAACTTAGTTTCCGAAATAACTTCTATACCATTAATAAAATATGATTTATCTGCAGACACATCAATCGATTCGCTTGACCACAATCTACATGGATCAGATTTTAATAATAGATGCGATGACGTATTATTGACGTTATTCCATTGTAACCCTTTATTGTATATGCCTTCTGTAGTTGTCTCGTTAAACATTAACGACGATGTTCTTTCAACACGAATATCAGAAACAACCGAATCTGCATGTAATGAACCAAACACTCTTAATACAGCTGATTTATTAAACTGATTACCAATTTCAACATCGCCTGAGTGTTTAATTAAAATTCGATCAATATTATCGGTTATAATAGAAAAGTCATGATTTGAGTTAGTTCCAATTGATGCAATATTATTTGCTGGACTACCTATTGAAATCTCAACATTATTATCAATTATGCTAATTGATGCTGATGGATCAGTTGTACCTAACCCTAACCGATTTGTATTTTCATCAAAATATGCAAATCCGCCAATAGCAGCTGACCCTATTACAGAAAGTGCAGTTAATGCACCTACTTGTCTAAGATTACTCTTTGTAACAGTTGGACCTAACGAAGTTAAACTTAGCACTGCAGTATTGTCAATTAAGTATGATGACTCAACTGATATATCAATGTTACTAGAAGTCCATATGCGATTGCCTGTTCGATAAATTAACTGGGTTGCACCTTCTTCACATGTCCATGTAATACCTTTGCCGTTTAGCTCACTAAACGTTTTTGCATACCAATTACCAAAATCAGTAGTCTCTGATATTAACTCTTTAACTCGTAATGTATTTGCAGTAATGTTACGAGATTGCAAATCACCGTAAATGTTAACTGAACCGTGTGTTATTGTGTTACCATTAATACTAACATTACTATTGATTTCTGAAACAGCTAACTTATCAATAAGAACGGTATCGTTTTGAATATTAAATATATGTGTCATAATTAAGTCTCTTTTTAATATTTATCATAATTATGGCGAGTATCAGACACACGGAAATCTTATAAATACTGCAAACGAGAACAAATATGGAACTAACTGTTTGGACACAACCATCGGGGTCTCTTGGTACATTCCAAGAGGACTCTAATTTTAATTTACAATTACCTGTTAACGATGACAGCACTATTGCTTACAAGGTTATTTCAGGAAAACTACCTGGCGGGTTATGGTTAAACCACGACCACATACTAGGTACTCCGTATGAAGTTGCTCGAAATACAAAGTTTTCTTTTTGTATTAGAGCAAGTAAAAATAATCAAATTGCTGATAGAACATTCACTATTACAATCAGCGGACCAGATAACCCTGTAATTTTAACTCCGCCTGGCTTATTAAACATCGGACCACATAAACAATTGTTTATGATCGACAACGCATTTATTAATTACCAAATAAACGCATTTGATACTGATACTATTGCAGGACAAAAATTAACATACTTTATAACAGAAGGTACCCTACCTCCAGGGTTGTCTCTTACACCGGATGGTGTAATTTATGGTATTGTAGAACCAGTAACTAGCTTAAAAGTAGGAGAAGGTAATGGTAAGTATGATTACGGCCTGTATGATGCCGGTAATTATGATCTTGCAAATCCGCCATCGCAAAACAATTACGATGTAATTGTTTACGACTATACTATGGGATATGATTCAAGTTTTATACCACAGCCAAAAGCAATTAATAGATACTACGAATTTGTTGTAACTGTAACTGACGGAGACACTACTTCCCCACCGTATCGCAAATTTCAAATATATGTAGTTAACCCGGCATCGTTTAGAGCTGACTCAGAATCGTTAATTTCAAATTCTAACGTATACACTGCAGATACAACTTACGTCCAAGCTCCGGTATGGCTTACATCCTCTAATTTAGGAACATACCGAGCAAACAACTATGTAACATTAGTACTTGATGTATTTGATACATACTCGTTATACTACAAATTAGAACCTATCAATGCCTTATCTTTAGCAACCGCCACTCGTAGATTACCGCAAGATGGCGGATCATTTGATTATAACAGAGTTGGTAGTTATATTGTTACTACAACTGCAACTGTTGTATCACCGGTAGTCGGGCATTACGTAAAATTTGCTGGTTCTAAAATATTTAATAGAATTGCAGAAGTGCATTCCTACACAACTAACGAGTACACTCTTACATTACACTCTCCCCTTGATGTTAGTTTAACTAACGGAACACAGTTTTTTATTGGAACAAAGAGTGAAATACCTCTAGGTATGCGATTTGATGAAATTTCAGGAGATGTATTTGGAAAAGTACCTGCACAGTCTGCAATTACAAAGTCATATAGCTTTACTGTAACTGCAATTCGAATCGGCGATGTAAATACTACTGAAATTAATAGTGTGTCAAGAGTCTTTACAGTTGATATTATTGGAGAAATTGATAGTGCTATTACTTGGAATACTCCTAGCAACTTAGGCCATGTTGATGCAGGATACGTTTCATTACTTAATATTAATGCTACTACGTCTATCCCAAATGCAAGCATAATTTATAATATAACTTCTGGACAGTTACCTCCGGGATTATCATTAGAATTTGACGGTGAAATAACTGGTAAAGTACAACAATTTGGTAATACTATTAACTTTGACAATAACGCTACTACATTTGATACAGATGAGTTAGAATACAGAGTTACATTTGATACTTACAAACTTAGACTATTCCCGTTATTAGCAGATGCTAATTATACATTAAATCCGGCATCTGGTTTGCAAGATAAAAACACAACGTTTGATTTTAATCTTACAACAATCGGATCAGTATTAAACACAACTACATTTAACCAAACTAACAAAGAATACGGACTAACGTCATTTGATTTATACATTGATTCTACTACATTTGATAATAGGCTTACAACTATTGATCGAGTATACAATTTTACAGTTACTGCATCTGATCAATATTACTATAGCGCATCGGTTAGATCATTTAAAATAGCAATAGAAGTACCAAATAATATTGAATATAGCAATATATCAGTTAAACCGTTCTTAAATCCGGCACATCGAGTAATTTGGTCTAAATTTATTAACGATTCCGCAATATTTACGCCAGACAATATTTATAGACCATACGATTCACTGTTTGGAATACAAGATAACTTGTCAATGTTGCTATATGCCGGAATTGAAACAAGTGATTTAGGTCATTTTAGTGTATTAACAACCGAAACCATTAAACGATTCCAATTTGAAAACGTTTATAAAGCAATTGCATATAACCCCGGTACTAAAACACCAGTTTATGAAGTAATATACGTGAAAATGATAGATCCAATGTTAGCAGATACGCTATATGATAAAAATAATGTCACACAATGGCGGTCTCAAATTTCAAAGCTTGGTAAATTAAAATGGGATTATATGCCATTGTGGATGAGATCAGTGCAACCGGATTCTAGAACGCAGTTAGGATTTACATTAGCAGTTCCGTTGTGTTTTTGTAAGGTCGGAACAGCTGACAACATACTGTTAAATATTAAGTATAGTAATTTTGATTTTAAACTAATAGATTACACAGTTGATAGAGTAATAATAAACAAAATTATCGGTGATAACACTGATAAATATATTGCATTTAATAATAGGAACCTCCAATGAGTAATATAGTAGCAACAACAATCGATATTCATTACCCGGTAGCGGGTGTCGATAACGACAGTAAAGGATTTCGTGACAATTTTGCACGAATTCAAACTGCATTAGCTCAAGCTAAAGCAGAACTTGAACAATTTGAAACACGTGCAGTATTAAAAACACCATTAGCCGGCGCAGGTGTTTCAACAAACGATTTAGCAGCAGGCATAATTCTTAACGGTAGATATAATAAATTTTACGCTACATCTTATTCTGCAACTATTACTGATACTAGTGTTGATGTTTCTTTGTGGAACGGTGAGTTTCAAAAATTTACATTAACGCAAAATACTTCACTTACCTTTAGCCATTGGCCAGTTACCGGATTGTACGGTATTATACGATTACATTTAATTGCTGGAACGTCAAACACAGTAGCTATAACACTAGGAACTGCGCAAGGCGGCAACGTGATAGAAGAAACTGGATTTCCAGTTTTAGAAATTGATAATGTGGCATTCCAATCAATTGAAGCATTTAGTTACGACGGCGGTGCAAATGTGTTTTACAGATATTTAGGTCGTTATGAATTTTAATTATGCATCCATTAGTATATAATTTATCAGAGTTAAAGACTACTGAGTTAGAAGCAAAGATAAACGACTTAACTAAAAAATATTTTATGACTTCAAATTATGAATTACAAAACCAAATTACTATTATGTTAGACGCATATAAGGAAGAGTTAAGTAATAGACAACGTGAGGAATGGAATAAAGTAATGGAATCTAGAAATAAAGGACTTGACAAACTAATAAATGTAAGTTAAAATACATACATGAAATTAGATAAATTTGCAAACCCAATTTTTAACGAATCTGATGTGTTTGATGTCTTGTATTCAGGACATCAAACATCATTATCAAATATTGTAGTTGAAAACACTTACGAATTTTCACAACTTTCTAAAATAGCAGAGATGACCTTTGCTACATTTGATTCATCAACATACGACTTATCGATTGACGAGTTTGATAGCAAATCACAAGACTGCTGGTTTATGCCAATTGAATATTATTCATTTGATGTACAAGAGTATTGTATATCAAAATGTACATCTAGTACTGAACAAACACGAGTTTTAGATGAGCTAGCAGAATTTAAAAAAAGAAACATGATTCGATTACTGCAATGGCTTAAATTTTTTGTAGATACCTGTTTACAAGAAAATATTATTTGGGGCGTAGGAAGAGGATCTAGTGTTTCTAGTTTCGTGTTATATTTGTTAAATGTTCACAAAATAGATAGTATTAAATATAATTTAGATTGGCGAGAGTTTTTAAGATAAGTAACTAATAAAGGAGAATAACATGGCATTATACAAAACAGCTAAAGGTAAAGTAATTGATATGGCTAGACTAGCAAGTCAAAACGAACTTGCAGTTGCAGTAAGCAACGTTCGCATTAACGCAAGAGGCGACGAATTAGGTCCAGGTGGTCAAATTATTCGTAAACAACCGGATGTTCCACATGTTCCGTCTACAGGAACACCAGTTGAAATATATTCTGCACCAGTACAGACTGCACAACCTATAATTAAAGAACAACCTAAAGTACAACCGGCATTAACTACACCGGCTCCGGTTTTTGAGCCAATAGTCGAATCAGTTGCATCCGATTTTACTAAAGCTAACAACAATAAAGGTAAACAATGATTGTAACAGGACACCTAGATACTATTCATGATAATGTGTTAATTACAGATATGAACTTTGCAGAACAATTTTCTGCAGGCGGGATTATTGTTAGCAGTGACAACGGTAAAACTGAAGGTATTAAACCTCGTTGGGGCAAAGTATTTAAAGTTGGTCCAGATCAATCTGACGTTAACGTCGGTGATTGGATTTTAATAGAACATGGTCGATGGACACGTGGTGTCGAAGTTGAAGACACTGACGGTAGCATTGTTACTGTTAGACGAGTTGAAACTAAAGCAATTATTGCAGTTTCAGATCATTTACCCACAGACGTCAACCTAGGCGCATCAAACGCATCAACTGTACAAGAGTTTGACTTTAGTCAGCCAATGTACTAACCTGTGAAGACGCAGTATTTGACATACTGCGTCTTTTACGCTATAATACACTTTTAAACTAATCAATAGGTATCACAATGGCAACAAAATCATTATGGGTAGAATCTTACCGTCCTGCAACTCTTGACGGATATGTATTCAAAGACGACAGACAACAACAACAGATACAGAGTTGGATTGAACAAAAAAGTATTCCGCATTTATTGTTTAGTGGCGGCGCAGGTGTGGGCAAAACAACACTTGCAAAAATATTATTTAATGAATTAGAAATAGATGATTTGGATATTTTAGAAATCAACGCATCTCGTGAACGCGGCATTGACGCAATGCGAGATAGAATTACAAACTTTATTCAAATGATACCGTTTGGTGAGTTTAAAGTAGTGCTACTTGACGAAGCTGACTTCTTAACACCGCCTGCACAGGCTAGCTTACGTGGTATTATGGAAGAATATTCCGATACATCAAGATTTGTACTAACATGTAACTACCCAAATAAAATTATTCCTGCTATTCATTCGAGATGTCAAGGATTCCATATTGAAAAAGTTGATAGTGTAGAATTTACTGCACGAGTTGCTACAATTTTAATGGAAGAAAACATTGAATTTGAGTTAGATACACTTGATACTTATGTTAAAGCAACTTATCCAGATTTAAGAAAATGTATTAACACTATTCAAATGAATAGCATATCTGGTGTACTTAAAACGTCGGCTACTGGTGATGCAGGACTTCCTGACTACAAACTTGAAATGGTTGACTTATTTAAAGCAGGTAAAATTGATACTGCCCGTAAATTATTATGCTCTCAAGCACGTCCGGAAGAAATGGAAGAGATTTATAGATGGTTATACGATAATATTAGTGTATTTGGCGATGAAGATAAACAACGCAAAGCAATTCTTATTATTAAACAAGGTCTAGTCGATCATGCGCTAATATGTGATGCAGAGATTAATTTATCTGCTACATTAATACGATTAGGCAATCTGTAAACTTGCAGTAATGCATTTAATATAGTATAATATGTTTTTATTTAATTACTAAGGAGCAACTATGTTGTTAATTTATTTTAAGGTGCTAGCTGTATTATTATTCTTTCTACTACAGTTTATTTTTGTACTACCGTACTACATGTCATCAAACGAATGGTGGGAATTTACACTAGGTTGGTTTATTTTATTAATCATTGATCCAATTGTAATTTACAAATTATGGAAGGATGCAGTTAAACCCGTTGACGAACTTTTTAAGGATGTGAAATAATGAATAAATTACTATTAGTTGCAGCAATGGCTACTGTACTTTCTGGCTGTTCAAATGTTAATGTAGGCGAAGTAGGCATTAAAGTACATTTACTAGGCGGTGATAAAGGTGTTGACACTGAGCAATTAACTCCAGGACGTTATTGGATTGGTATAAATGAACAACTGTATACGTTCCCAACATTTATGCAAAACTATACATGGACTAGATCTCGTGCTGAAGGTCGTAACGAAGATGAGTCAATTACATTCCAAACTAAAGAAGGCCTTTCTGTAAACGCTGATATTGGTATTACTTATACATTACAACCAGATAAAATTCCAGTTTTATTCCAAAAATATCGCAAAGGTATTGATGAAATTACACACGTTTATTTGCGTAATTTAGTGCGTGATGCAATTAACACCGAGTCATCTACTAAGT